CAACGAACGCGGCTACCGGATTCTTACATCGGGTATCGACCTTGAAAGGTTTCAGAAAAACCCCATCATGCTGTGGATGCACCGCCGCGATGATGGTTATGATTTTTCGCAGGTACTACCCATCGGTAAATGGGACAACGTGAGGGTTGAAGATGGTAAACTAATGGCCGACCCGGTTTTTGACCAAAAAGACAATTTTGCCAAACTTATACAATATAAAGTTGAGCAGGGAATTGTAAAAGGTGCATCGATAGGGATACGTACAGTTGAAATATCTGACGATCCAAAATTTATTGAAAAAGGCCAGACCCGCTCAACGGTTACAAAATGCGAGCTTTACGAAGCTTCGATAGTTGACATTCCGGCAAACAAAAACACCGTTCAGTTATTTTCTGACGGAGCATCAAACGAAATTCCACTTTTAATTAATAATGAAATGGCTGATAAAAAAGACGAAAAACAAATCACATTTAAGAATGAGGCAGACCTCATGACTTTTATGTCGGAAAAATTCGGACTTGAGCCAAAGGCAGAAAAGACGAAAACAAAAAATCCGCCCAAAGAAGATGAACTCAAATTTAAAAATGAAAGTTCGCTGCTGACATGGATTAAAGAAAAATTCGGACTTCAGCCAAAAGCAAAACAGACCGAAACTGAAGAAGACCTTACCTCGGAAGAGGACGAAACTGAAAACAGTGAAGAATTGGACGAAACGGAAGATGAAACCACTGAAGAAAACGCTGCTGATCCAAAAGACCAGGAGATTGCTGAACTGAAAGGCCAGGTTGAAATTTTAAAGAAAGCCCCTGGTGCCCAGAACAAGAAAGCTGTAACAAAAACCGACTCGAAACAGGGAGCAAGTAACTCATTTGAGGTTTACTCAACTGCCCGCAAAATGTTCGACACGGTTTCGAACCTTGTAGAATAATTTAAAAATTTTGAATATGCCTACAGTATCACATGTTGAATTAAACAAAGCCGCGCAAAAATTCAGGAAAGAACTCCTGATAATGGCGGTAATCGGGCTGGGCGATACCCTCCAGCACATGACCCTTCGCACAGGAGTACGCTACAAAGAAACCGTTGGTGAATTGAGCGGACCTGTTGAGTTGATGCCTTACACTGGCGAATTGCTGAACGATAGCTACGAAGAAGACGGAATTGCGATTGATGGCCGCGACCTTGAAACCTATCTTGGCCAGGCTGTGAAACTTTTCGATCCTAACACGTTAATTCAAACCCTTTACGGGGCTGCAGTTACCAAAGGATCGGGACTTGAAAACCTGGACATCAATCAGGCTGTTTTAACCCTGATGATGAAAAAAATATCGGGTGGGTTAAATAAATCTATCTTCAACGCTGTTCGCAGCGGATCGGGTAAAACCACAGATACGCTGTTCAATGGTATTGATACCATTACCGCTGCCGATGTTGCCGCCAGTAAACTAACTGTTGCCCTGGGCAACCGGTATGATTTTTCTGACGCAATAACATCTTCGAACGCTGTTGATTTGCTTAAGGCATATTACAGAGCTTCATCCGATGAACTTAAATCGGAAGCTACGAAAATGATTATCCCTCATGCTGTTTACGATGCGTATGTTGATGATTACCAGTTAACCGTTGGTGCTGTTCCGTACAACACCGAGTTCAAGAAAACTTTCCTTGAAGGTTCTGATCGCCGTTGCGAGCTTGTACCACTGGTAGGAAAGAAAGCTGCTCCTTATCTTCAGATTACCACCAAATCAAACCTGTTGGTAGGTGTTAACCAGGTTGGAGAAGAAGAAAAAATTGAAGTACGCCGGGGCGACAACCCTTTCAAACTTCAGTTTATTACCACCATGTTTTTTGGTACACAATACGAGACCATCAGCCCCGAAAGGCTTTTGGTTGGTAAACTTGCAGCATCATCCAGCTAATTATGAGTAATTTTGCAAATCTTGACTGGACAGACGGCCAGGTGTCAGTACCGGGAATTTACCCGAACCTGTATTACATTCCGAAATCACATATTTCGGCATGGCCACAGCTCCCTACTTCGCCGGCTTCGGCTGCCGAAGAAGTTTCCCTCAGCGGTGATTTTACACTTGCTTCACTGAAAGTGTGGAAAGAAATCAATTGTATTGATGTTAAATCGCAACCCACATCGGAACAGCAGGGAGAAGTAAGGTGCAAATCGTATCTGAACAAACTGAAAGTTGTTGTTTCGCTTACAAACGAAGAAGCAACTTCATTTGCAAAACTTGCTGCCAACTCTGACTTTGTTTTTATTTACCAGGAACGCGATTCGGGTAAATACAGGGTTGTTGGTTCTGAAAAATTTATGGTTAGCACCAAAGTAACACTTGATGTTGGCGGAGCGCCAACCAGCGAAAAAGGAATGACTATTGAAGTTGAAGCAACAGATGTATGCCCGTTCCCGTATTATAACGGGGCAATTGTTACCAGCGACGGCGATGTAAATCCTAGTGCGTAGAATAATTTAAAAATTACCAGATAAAGAAAGCGGCTCATAGAGGCCGCTTTTTTTATTGTCCTTTACTGGTAATTACCAAATTTCGAAGTTTGAGTATGGAAATTTATCACGCAAACTGGCCACGTTTTTTGTATTCAAAATTTGGTAAAAACAAATCGGTTCTCGAAATAGGGAGTCGCAATGTTACCGGATTCGACCACCGCAATGGGTTTACAGAATCGGATTACATAGGTTTTGATTTTCATGCTGGCAAAAACGTTGATGTGGTTGGCGATGCTCACCGGCTTTCCTCTTATTTTCACGAAAATAAATTTGACCTGATATTTTCGGCGGCCACTTTTGAACACCTTGCCATGCCCTGGTTGGTAGCTGCAGAAATTAACAAGGTTTTAAAGCCCGGAGGAATAGTTTTTATTGAAACCCATTTTGCTTATGGTCTACACTCACTCCCGTGCCATTTTTTTCATTTTACCGACATGGGGCTAAAGGCTCTGTTTTCTCCAGTGGGTTTCGAATGTATTAAGGCTGGTATGTGCAACCCCATTGAAGGTAAGTTTGCAGCTGGTGCCGATGAATACCTGCGGGGTGAAAAAATTACCAACATGTTTTGCCACAGCGAATACCTGGGAGTGAAAGTTTCCGAAATTGGGCAAATTGACTGGAATAAAATTGAAGTTGAAACAATTACTGATAACACAAATTACCCGGTATGATATACTTTTTTACACCTTACTCGTTCAATAAAAAACTTTTTGAGGCTTACGATGCCTATATGAAATTGATACCCAACGCTGAAGACTGGGGCTGTATTATGGATGGTGATATGGCTTTTTTGATGTCGGACTTTGGGCACCAGATACAGGAATACATTGATAAATACCCCAATACCGGTATGTTTGTCAGCTATGCAAGCCGATCGCCCTACGGCCACCAAATGGAGACTAATGTGGATTGCGAAAACGACTCGATAAGGTACATCTACGAAAACACGCTCCGCCTCCGCGAGGCCAACAACCTGAAGGTAATTGAGCAAACAAAACGTGTGGCTGGGCCAATTTTGATTATCAAAAAATCAACCTGGTTAAAATACCGCGACCAGATTGCTGCAAAATCGGAAAACGCAAATATTCAGGCCATTGACACCGCGATAAGCGATACCCTACAACGAAATGGTGAAAAGGTTCTGTTAATGGCCGGGTTGCAGGTTTACCATTATTTCAGACATAATAATTTCTCCGAAAAACATATTTTAAGCGATAAACTAACGGTTGTAATTCGCACCCACGACCGCCCGCAGATGTTCAAACGCGCTTTTGAATCGGTGCGCAGCCAAACCCACCCAAACATTGATATTGTGGTTAGTGTTGATACTCCCGGAACCCTGGATTATGTGAAGGATTACAACCCTACCAAAATTGTGGTGTGCACACCCAGGGTACGAAAATCGCACAACGATTTTCCGGCAAATGAATACATTTCGAAATTGGTTGAAGAAATAAATGACGGGTTTATCCTTATACTTGATGATGATAATTACATTGCCGATCCGGAAGGGGTTGAAAAACTGTTTAAACAAATTGAAAAAGAATGGTGCATATATATAATCAGATATCGTTATCCAGATGGCAGGCTTTTCCCAAACGACAGGCTCTTTGCATCAAAAATTATACAAAACGGAGGTATTGACTGGGCATCACATGTTTTTCATGCCCGGTTTAAAAATGTTTCAAAATCGCTTCCCCTTTACAATGCTGATTATTTTTGGATAAACAACCTTGTAAATTATGCCAAAACAACAAAATGGATTGATTTGGCGCTGGTGCATACGGAAACACCTGGGCTTGATGGGAAAACAGAAACCGAGTTAAAAGGCCGCAGCGGATCAACCGATGTGGTTTATGTGCTTGGCAAAGGAAGTGCCTGGAACAATAACGAAATAAAATACAGCATCCGCAGTTTTGAAAAATACTTTACCGACCTTCGAAACATTGTAATTGTTGGAGAATGTCCTGATTTTTTGACCGGAATAATACATATACCCTATGCAGACAGACCGGGGATTAATAAAGACTGCCGGATGATGCAAAAAATAAAAGCTGCCTGCCTGGACACCAGGGTAAGCGAAAATTTTATTTTGTGTACCGACGATACATTGATACTTCACCCTCTTTCATCCATTGATTTTACAGGTTGGCACGATGGCAAAATAGTTTACAACACGGGATTAGATGCCGCTGAACACCGTTCTTTACCCGAACCGGTTAAGGTAAATTCTGAATGGTTTGATTATGTGTATGCTACCGGAACTGAACTTACAAACAGGGGCTTACCTGATAATAATTACGACCGTGCGCATTGCCCACAGCCAGTGAATAAAAAAGAATTTGTTGAGATTATGCAATCGTGGGACATGGAAAACAATAATTACACGATTAGCAACATTTACAACAATTCCACTAAATTATTCGAAGGCCAAAACATTAAAGGTAAAAACCTGAAGGTTTACGCTCCGGTTATGTTGCATGAACTTATAACTAAGGCAGAAGACAAAATTTGCTTTAATTACAATGATAATGGATTAACTCCCGCGCTTAAAGATTTTCTTCAGCAAAAATTCCCAGTTCGTTCGGGTTTTGAAAAATACTACTCGGGCGATAACCGCCGCATGGCAGTGGAGGAATGGTTTAAAAACGGAAGCGATTACAATGAAGGGGTTAAGATTTTTTCAATGTTTGCACCCAAAAACTTTAGGCTGAAAAAATATTTTGAAACGAAACAAAATGATAAATTCTCGGAATATAAATTAAAAAAAACACTCGAATTATGGCTACATTAATTGATTGGTTTGAAAGAAAAGACTATGGCGAAGGAGTGGCTTTACTTGGTAAATATGTGAAAAACAAAATACTTATCCAGAACTTAAGCCGTAAAAGAAACCCCGGAAAACTTGAATACGAACTTCTGAAAATTGCTGAAAGGAATAAGCTTGTACCTGAAAAACCTGAAGTAACTAAAGTAGAAGTTGAGGATAAACCACTTCCTGCGGTTGAAGAAACAAAAGGTACCATTGAGGACCCAAAACAGCTTAACCCGGATGAACTACCAGCTCATCTGAAATCAAAATGGCATGAGAACCAGGATTCTTACAAAGAAATACGCTCATTACACGAAAAGCTGAAGCTTATGGAGAATGGAACTACTGAAGACAGGCAACCGTTAACAGAAAGATTGGCCAGTCTTGATGATGTTATCCGCGCAAACTGGGCTGAAATAGATGACTGGATACCAGGACAGGAAAAGGAACCTGTTACATCGGCAACAGTTGATTTTAACCGGATAAATGCAAACCGTAAATTTATCTCAACAAACCTGAGAAAAATAATTGACAATGCTATTCAGCCTAAAAAGCTTGATGTTGTTAAAAATGAAATTAAAACCAGGTTTAAAGAATTAAAAACAGCGGGCCAGGAGTTTACTGCCGATACCCTTGAGGACTTAAAAAAAGCTGGCATTGAATGTTAGAACGCGTAAGAAAAATATTAAAACCTATAGCCTGTGCACCTGTACAGGCTTATTTTTCATCTGACTTTCAGTTATACCACTTACTTGAATTTATCCTGGAACAAACAGGCCCTTCAAATGTGTTGTTAACCACATTTTCAGTTTCCGAAGAATTTGTCCGGAAACTTGTACAAATTAAGGAAAGAGGATTAATAAAAAGTCTTGTAGTCGTTGCCGACCACCGTACATCGGTAAAAGCACTTCGGCTTACATTGTTCACAAACAACATAGCCGAAAAGCTTTTGCTTGGTAATAACCACGCTAAGGTTTTACTGGTTGAAAATGCAGGTTGGAAAGTTAGTATTGTAACCAGTCAAAACCAAACGCGTGGAAACCGAATTGAATGTGGAATGATTTGTACATTACCTGAAATTTATAGTTCATTACTAAATGCAATTTCAGAAGAGCAAACTAAAATGACAGATGCCAATGCAGTATTCAGCCCAACAACTGGAGAAAATTAAAGAATTGGCATCGCAGCTCATGAGAGCAGAACATATTGCGTTGCTTATTGAAGTGAATCTGGAAGATTTCAAAAGGCACATCAAACATAAAGGGAGCCAGGCATATATTGCATACGAAACCGGAAAAGCTGAAACAATACTTGAACTAAGAAAACAGGAACTTAAACTTGCAAAACTCGGTAGCCCTCTTGCTGTTGAAATGGTACATAAATTTATAATAGACCAGGAACAAAACGAATAATATGGCAAGGCCTACAACATTTGAAATTAGTCGGCAATACCTCTATAAAGATATTGATGACATCCCAATACCTTACCGTGAAAGAATAACAAGGTTAAGGGTTGGTTATACTTTTTGGTATGAGTTTCCGACTAAAACAGAAACCGATATCAGGGATCATCTGATGAATGAATTCGGAGTTGTTAAAAGTACAGCTTATGAAGATATTCAAATAATTAAGGTTTTGTTGGGCGATATTAAAAATCCTTCAAAAGAATGGATTCGGTTTCAGGTTAATGCAATGCTCGATGAAGCCTATAAAATGGCAGAAAAACAAAAAGATGCTAAAGGCATGGCATTGGCTGCCGATAAAAAAGGGAAATATAATATGCTTGATAAACCCGATGCAGAGCCTATGCCGTTTGATGAAATAGTTCCGCAGCAATTCGAGCCAACCGATGATCCAACCCCGCTTGGTTTAAAGAAAGATCCGGATATCAGGGAGAAAAAGCGTAAGATGCTCGAAAAATATATGGATGATATTGAAATTGTTGATGTTCCTTACGAAGAAATGATGAAAGATGGAAACGAGGGAGAAGAAGAAGATATATTTTAACGATCCCCAGCTGGAGTACATGTACACAGGTGCTCATACTTCAGTAATTGTGGGAGGCCGTAGATTAGGGAAATCGCATGGATTTGCAGCACCTTTTCTCCTGAGAAACATTCAGGCAATGCCCAGGTCTACAGGTGGAATAGTTGGTTCTACATATCAGCAGATTTTATCACGCACACTCCCAGGAACACTGCAGGCTCTTGAAATGTTTGGATATAAAAGAGATGTTCATTACTATATCGGCCATCGCCCACCCAAAAACAGCAATTTTGGAAAACCAATCATAGACCCACCAAGTTATGAAAACGCAATGATTTGGTATAATGGATCGATAGAAAGGTTTATTTCACAGGACCGACCAGGTACATCAAACTCTCTTACCCTTGATTATCTTTCACTTGATGAATCAAAGTTTCTCAAATTTCAAAAGCTGAAAGAAGAAACATTTCCTGCAAATGGCGGATTCAAAGGTCATTTTGGAAATTGTGCATGGCATCATGGTATGCTTATCATTTCCGATATGCCAACAACTAAAGCCGGTTCATGGTTTCTTACCTATAAAGAAAAAATGGATAATGAATTGGTTGAAACAATTCATTGTCTGGTTTACGAACGTTGGGAAATACAGCAGCGAATTAAAACCGACCCAAAACCTTATCATTATACATATATACGCGAATTGGATATTGCCCTTGCTAAACTTCGCAGTGTGGCCGTTTACTACCGTGAATGGAGTTCTATAGAAAACCTTCTTTTGTTGGGAGAAAGATATATAAAGCAAATGAAACGAGATTTGCCCCCGCTTGTTTTCCAAACCTCTATACTTTCAAAAAAGATTAAAAATCAAAGTGGTAATTTTTATTCAGCCCTTAACGAGTCAATCCATTATTATAATGCTTATGATAACAGTTACCTGGATAGCCTTGATTTTAAGTGGGATGAATCTAAAAACAATTGTATGCAGGATGGAGACCTGGATAAAGATAAACCTATTTCGATTGCATTCGACTACAATGCTAATATCAATTGGCTTGTTTGTGGACAACGCCAGGGCATAAAGATGAAAACTCTCAAAAGCTTTTATGTTAAATATGAAAGAAAGCTAAGAGAAGTGGTACAGGATTTTTGTGATTACTATCGTTATCACAACAAAAGAGAGGTAATCTATTATTATGACAATACAGCAATTGGGACGAATTACGCAGTTGGCGATGATGATTTTGCTTCTGTGATATGTTCAGAATTTGAAAGATTAAAATGGTCTGTGTCACGTATTCATATTGGAAATCCAATGCCTCATAAGGATAAACACATTATGATTTTCCAGGCAATGAAAGGGCAAAGATGGCTTTTCCCTCTTTTTAATGAGCCAAATAATGAATCTCTAATGCTTGCAATGGAAAATACTGGAATTAAAATAGGAGCTGATGGATTTAAAAAAGATAAATCAGGCGAAAAACTGATTGAATCAGAAGAAGATTTATTAGAAACCCGCACTGACGGCACTGATGCGTGGGACACCCTCTTTATAGGAATGAATAAATTCCCTGTTAATGATGAATACGATGATTCAATTATAAGTGTTTTCACGTAATTACTTACACGCGCACTATCCCACACACCAAAGGCACTAATTAGAAAAATTCTAAATAACAAGCATATAACGGACACAATTAAAGGGGTAATTA